CCCGGGGAGGCATGGCGATCTGCAGACGTGGGGAGCGCTTGGCCGCGACCTCGGCGGAGAACCACTCGAGGGTCTCGCACAGCTCGGTGTGGACCCACCCTGCGTCGTATTCGTTGGTGGAGGTGAGTTTGACCCAGTCGATAAGGGACGTGTTGGCACGGGCGGCCAGGCGGCGTGTGCGCTCGGCCTCGAGGGTTTGCAGGGTGGCGTCGAGGGCGGCGTTGGTCATGAGGCGAGCAGCCAGTGCAAGAGCAGGGTGAGGGCGATGGCCAGCGTGAAGAGGGCCCCGAAGAGAGCGCCATCATTGGGTGGGTAGGTCACGGCGCCTCCTCGGGCGGGCCCTCGGGCGCGTCCACAGGCAGGGCTACGCACCGGCAGTTCACGGCATGGCCGGGATGGCCCTCGCGCGGGTGCGGGTCGCTCCAGGCTCGGACGGTGCCGTCGAGGGCCTCATGGGAGGGCCGGACGCGCTCGTCGTCGGAGGTGCTCCACTCGTAGTGCGTGAAGCCTGCCCCCTGCATGCGGGCCGCGCTGATCTGGCTGTTGAGCGTCCCGATCTCGCTGCGCGCAATGGTGTTGGCCCGAGACAGTGCGACAGAGAGCCGGTCGGAGATGAGCTTGGCCAGCTCGGTGGCGGTCTGCCCTTTGGCCACGGCCTCCTCAACCATGGGCGCCAGGCGGTCAAGCAGGTCGGCCTCGGCGTTGGTGATCAGCTCGATGTTGGTACGCACCCAGGCGGTGTGCGCGTCCTTCAGACTGCGCTTGGCGGTCCCCCGCACGTCGATGGTGGCCAGGCGCTGGACCTCGCGCACGATGGCGTCGGTGGCCCACACATCGACCTGCACGGCAAGGGGGCTCAGGTCTCGCAGCCGCGGCGGAGCTGGGAGGGTGAAGGCCTGGCGTGCCCCCTCGACAGCGCGGGCATCGGTGCGGCTGGGCGGGAGCTGCTTGGTGAGCTGGGCGTGCCAGCTGCGCCACCGGGTATGCAGGAAGGTCCGGTAGCGCCGCTCGACGGGGACGGGGAAGACGGGGCGGGTCACGCGCCACCCCAAGGTACGCGAGCGATCTCTTGCCCACCTGCGAGCAACACGACCTCGGAGAGCGGCACGATGGGCCCCTCGACCTCGGTGGCGACCAGCTCAGCGCGTTCGTCAGGTGTCAACTGTGGGAGGTAGCCGAGCGTGAGGTGTGGCCGGTAGCTCGGGTACTGCTTGGCGCTGATGAGGTGAGCCAGGCGCCGTAACAGACTCTCATGCAGGTCGTTGAGCGCCCACGAGTGGTCGTACTCGAACACAAGCGGCGTGCCGTTGTGGCCGTCGGGGAAGGTGGTCAGGCGCCCCTCACGGAGGTCTTGGGCTGGGTCGCGCCCACGCATCACGTCGGTGAGGATCTCAATGAGTTCGGCGTGGTCCTTTGGCTGGGTCTTGCCCAGGTACAGGACGGTGATGTGGGGATGCTCTTCGCGCGTGATGAGTGGCGCGCTGTCTGGGATGGCGGGCGTGGGCGCAGGAATGAGGATCACGGTGCCGGCGTGCTGAGCGATGGCCTCGTCGATGCGACGGCAGCGCTCGACGAGAGCCGCGTCAAGGCGATGCAGGGCGTCGGTGACCTGCGCGACCTGGGAGGGGTCTGCGGTGGTGGGCTCGACGAAGAAGGTGGCGCCCACGGGGCCCATGATGCCTTCGGCCTCCTGGACGCTGAGCGTGAAGAAGCGCGCGAGGCTCGACACGCCGGTCTCGCGGGGGAGCTGCCGGGTGGCGACCAGTGACAGGATGTTGAGCGCGCTGGTGATCTGCGAGCCGTTGAGCGCGGTGGCCTGGACGTCGGGCGCTCCGGGGGTGAGCACGTCGGGCACGTCGGGCACTGGCGCGAAGTCTGCGCCGGGCTCGTCCTCGAAGGCATCGAGCGTCCGAAGGTCGACCTGCCACCCCTCCTCACCGAATCGGCTCTCCCGCACCTCGGAGGGGTCGATCACGCCCGCGGAGATGTACAGGACGTCGCTCTCGGCGACAATCTTCCGGCTCTCGGCCTTCTCCTTGTCGGTGGGCTCGTCGAGGGAGAGGAAGGTGAGGTAGTCGTCGTCGGGCCGCTGCCCCTTGGTGCTGCCGTCTTGGGCGGCGTAGCAGGCACCGTAGACGCGCTCGAGGAGTGGGCGATGTCTCTCCTGGTAGGTGCTGGTGATCCGGTCCATCAGCTGCCAGCCGCTGGCCCCATCCGTGGACATGCCCCCGGGCGCCTCGCCATACAGCACGATCTGTGGCCAGCCCACGACGCCGGCGAGCATGGTGCGCGCCTCGCCAGAGAGCTCTTTGAATCCGGTGGGCGGGTTGCTTCGGTTGCTGTACTCGTCACCAGGCCCAAGCAGGATCATCCCCAGCATGCCTTTAGCGCGGGCCATGAGGCGAACGCGCTCGGTGAGGGCAGACTGCTGGTCGCCAGTGGCCACGTTGGCCAGGCCGTCGACCTTGAGCACGGACTCACGGATCTCGGCTGCGAGGACAGCGCCTGACTGCATGGTGGAGCACAGGCGGCCGATCTCATCCCACACGGTCTGCAGCACGGAGTTGTCGGGCATGAGCCGGTAGCTCTCGCGCTTGTGAGGCGCGCGCTTGGCGCCCCGGAAGTACAGGACCCGGGAGGCGTGCACGCGTAGGGGCCGCGCCCCGATGACGACGTCCCAGTAGGCGGGCTGCCGGTAGAAGGGGCTCATCAGGTCCCTGTGGGGTGGGCCAGGCTGAGCCTCGAGGGCGTCGAAGACCTGCAGCGCATGGACCTTCCCAACGCGGTCGAGGTCAAGGGGCTGGGCGAGCCACTGTGTGGGGTCACCATGGAATGCCCCAGGCACGTCATCCTCGGTGACGAGCACAGCAATGGCTCCACCGTACAGGCGCGCCCAAGTCATCGCCTCGTGCACCTGGTGGTGGATGGAGAGTTGCTGCTCCTCGGCGGCGAGTTCAGGCACCGACCAGCCCTTTCGGGCGGCCTCGTCAGGCAGCAGGGAGACGATGCGGTTCGCGATGCCGTTGTACTCCCACAGACTGGTCAGGCGGACGTGGTCGAGGGGTACGCGAAATATGTCGACATCGTTGGCCGCACCCTTGTCGCCAGCACCGCCCATGCCCGTGAGCTGGTTGAAGACCGAGTCGAGCCGCTGCCTGAGGGTGGAGTTGGTGGCTGCATCGTCGGGGAGTTGGGGCCCCAGCAGTTGGGGTGGAGTGGCGGGGGTGAACCAGTCGAACATACCCATGCGAGCCTCGCGTCTACGAATCGTGTATTCGTGTCAATCGTACCGCGTCGGGTCGCGCTCGTCGCGCTCTAGTCCTTCGAGAATCCAGCGAGTGAGCTGCATCGAGCGTGTACGGGTGCCACGCTTGGCAACGGCGTCGACGCGCTGAATGAGCCGTTTGGGCAGCCGGGTGTGAACGGGTGATGTCGGTTCTTTGGCCATGTGCTCGACCCAGGATGAATGGTTGCAATGAGGGGGACTGTGTCCAATTGTAGCCCGGAATTTTGCGACTGCACATATCTACGATTCATAGACGCGCTACCCTATGGACTATGAACCTCGTTCGACGCTACGATTCCGGCGGCCCCCTACTGCGCAATTGGCGCCGTAAGTCTGATGGCGCCTTGCTCGTCGAGGGCTATGCGCGGCGCGAAGGCATCCTTGAATACCGGAACGCGGACGGCACGATCCGCCGAGAGCTTGTCACGCGCAAGGCGGTGGAGGACACGGCTCGTACGCTTCCCCGCTCATCTGTGACGCTCGACCACCCTCCTGTTTTCGTCGACAGCGAGAACGTCGACAAGTACGGCGTGGGCGACGTCGATGGCGAGGCGTCAGTCGAAGAGACGTCCCAGGGTGGCTTCGTTCGCGTCTCGATGGCGGTGCGTCGCGAGGACGCGATCCGGGCCGTGCTCGCGGGCAAGCGCGAGCTGTCTGTCGGCTACGACGTGCTGCTCGACCCTCGACCGGGCGTGCACCCAATGTATGGGCGCTACGACGCTGCGCAGGTCGGCTGTGAGTCGAACCACCTCGCGATTGTTGAGGTGGGACGTGCTGGCCCCGAGGCAGCAATCCGCGTCGATGCGGAAGAGGCTGTCGTCACCGACTGGCAGGTCATGCCCCCCGCCGGGCAGGCAAAGCAACCACAACGAGAGGACATGATGAAACCAAATCTCGTGCGTCTGCTGGCCCTGGCCGGCGTTGAGCGCACCGACAACGAAGACGCAGCCCTTGAGGCTGGCTTCCAAGCTGTGAAGGCCTTGAAGGCTGACGCTGGCAAGTACACCGACGAGTATGTTGGCACGCTTGAGAAAGAGAAGAAGGACGCCGATAAGGCGGTGTCGACCATGAAGGCCGACATGGAGAAGATGGCGAAGGAGAACGCCGACCTGAAGGCCGCAGCCGAGAGGGCTGACAAGGCCGCTAAGGACCTCAAGGACTCCGAGGCACTCACCGAGCTCCAGACGCTTGCGAAGACTGTGGACGTCAAGACTGACGGCCTCGACCTCGCTGCCCTCGAGCTGGCCATTGCCAAGACGCGAGTCGACACCGCCGACGTGTCCATGGTGCCTGGCCTGCTGGCTGTGATCCGCGCCGACATGGCGAGGCGCGCGGACGGTCGGGAGGCTGGCCGCAGCGCATGGGGCGAGGGCGACGCCGCGACCCGTACCGACGTCGACGATACCCAGGGCAAAGAGCCCAAACTCTCGCCAACCGCCGCTCAATTCAAACGAAAAGATGAGGCCTTCAAGGCCGCTGGAGGTGCTGCATGAATACCAGCTTCCAGGCCCACGAGGTCCGTCGCTCGGCCCGTCAGGGTCTGCCCGGAATGATCGTACGCTCGGACGGCAGCAACCGTCAGAAGAGCTACCTGAACTCCGACCCTCAGCGCGTGAAGGTTCAGACCCTCACGGTCGACACTGGCACCCTGTCGCGCGTTTACGGCGTCACTGTGGCGGGTCGCGGGGTCAGCTTCACCGCGGCCGACAACAACACCACGAACATCGCGACCGGCATCGCCGCGGCCATCAACGCCGACCCCATCGCACGTGGCAAGGGCGTGGCGACCACCGCGTCTGCGGTGGTGACCTTCACCGCCCTCTACCCCGGCGACGACGTGCTCATCACCGGCGTGGACGCGCAGGTGACGCTCGCTGTCACCCAATCCGCACTCTCGGCAGACCCCGTCCCCTTCGGGTGTGCGGTCCTGTCGCGTGGCTACGACGCTGGCCAAGCTGAAGAGCTATGTGCACTGGCGAGCTCGGCGCAGTTGACCGCCCAGGTCAAGACCGCGACCATCGCCTACGTCGCATCCGCGATCATTGGCGCAGCCATCTACGAGGTGCGCGGCGCAGAACGCGTGCTGCTGGCCAGTACCGAAGTCACCTCGGCCACCAGCCAGGCCGCCACCCTGACGGCCTTGGCGACTGCGCTGAATGCGCAGCTGCCCGCGAACACCGTCGACGTGGTTGGTGGCGCTACGACCCTGACGTCCACTGCGGAGATCACGGGGCTCGAGTTCGACATCGAGGTGAACCACATCTCCGGCGGCGCCAGCGCTCCGGCGATCTCGCTGGCGAGCACCACGGGCCCCAGCATCCTGACCTCGCTGAACCGTGCGTTCGCCGGCATTGCCGCGCACGCTCGTGACGAAGCCCCGGCCACCATCGGTGGTGTCGGCCAGTTCGCCGGGAACGCTGGCGTGCTTGCGCACACTGACGCTCCTGTCTGGGTCGCCCATGACGGCGCAGTGACCGCAAGCGGCCTAGTCTACGTCGAGCTTGCGGGCGCGACCAAGGGCCAGCTCTACGGCTCGCCCAGTTCGACCCGCGTGGCCCTGGCACGCACCAAGGCCCAGTGGGAGACCGAGGGCACCAACAACGCACAGGACGGCGTCGCAGCTGTCCGCATCCGCATCTGAGGAGCGAACCATGAACGGACTCGTGATTGATGCACGCACCGGTGAGGCTCTCCAGAACGGAGGCGCCATCCAGTCGCGTGTGAGTGAGGGCCTTGCGCTCTCTCGTGGCAACGGCACGCGCTTTGATGCAGTGTCGGGAGAGTTGGTCGCATCGCGCACTGACTGGATCGACAGCTGGCGGAAGCGTGAAGACGCAGCTTCCATCCAGCGAATGGTGGCCGACAGGGGCATGCGCAACGACGCCGCCGGCGCGTTTAGCCGGGACTTCGAGTTTGCCTACGAGGAGATCCTGACGGAGCCTCGCCGGCCGAACAACTACGAGATGATCCTGCCAATGGACTCCCGGGTGCCCTTGGGTGCCAAGAGCCACCTCGTCCGTCGCAGTCTCACTGCTGGGCAGGCCGAGGTCATGCGGGGCGGTCAGGTCCCGGTGATCTCCAGCTCGAAGGTGGAGGACCGCTACCCGGTGATCTACATCGCCGCAGCCGTGGAGACGAACTTCTTCGAGCTCGCCTCCGACAGCTTCGAGGGCCGCAACCAGTTCGCCGAGGACAGCCGCGACGCCGTGGCAGCCATTGAGGCGCGGATCAACCAGATCGCGTTCAACGGCAACAAGGCGTCGAAGATGTACGGCCTGCTCGACTACCCCTCGCTCGCGAAGGGCGTGGCCAGCGTCAACTACGACGGGACCGCCACGGCTGACGCTGTTGTAGCGGATCTCAACCGCTTCGCGAACCGCGCGGAAGTGACCAGTGGTGGCGCCCTCAAGCCGGATCGGATGGCCATGAGCCTGCGTCAGCGGAACTACCTGTTCCAGACGCGTCATGGCGCGTCATCGGACATCACGATCGGTGAGTTCTTCCTCAAGGGGCAGCAGCACATCAAGGAGGTCGTCGGCATCGACGAGTTCATGGGTGTTGGCCCCGCTGGCGCGAGCCAAGACGCGATGTTCGCCTACGACAGCTCGATCCAGAAGACGGCGTTCGTCATGGTCCAGCCCCCGACCGCGATGCCGATCTGGCAGAACGGGCCCTTCACCAACCAAGTCGTGTACTTCGCCGCAATCGGTGGCGTGGTCATGCGCGACGTGGGCGCCAACGCGATCCAGTTCGCTACGGCGCAGTCGTGATGGCGGGCGCTGCGGCAGAGGCCGCGACTGTGCAGATTCGCAACACCACTCGCTCCCGGCTCATGTTGGGCAAGGTCATCCTGGGCGACTCCCAGGGCCTCCCCAGCGAGGCGCCAGCCGAGGTGTCTGTCGATGCGAAGGATTGGAAGGCCATCAAGGACAGCAAGCAATACGGGGACACCGTGGCCGGGCTGATCTTGAACGGCTCCATCGTCGAATACGGCATCTGATGTCTACGCTCGACCGCTACCGCGAAATCGTGCCCGCTCATTCGAGTGTGGCGGATGCTGTGGTGGAGGTCGAGTTGGGGCTGGCGATCGCCGAGCACAGCGCAGCCGCGTGGGGCTCGGCGTTTGATGACGGCATGGTGTGGTTTGCCGCCCACTATGTACAGAGCACGTCTGTGGCGGGCGCCGTCGCTCAGCCTGGGCAACTCCTGTCCCAGCGCGACGGCGACCTGACGCGGACGTATGGCAACACCGCCCGCGGCGACGCGGACGACTTCCTTCGCACGACCACCTACGGTCAGCGCTACCTTGGCCGTCGGTCGAGGCTGGCGGCGATCACTCCACGGTGGGTGAGCGCGTGAGGGTAATCGACGAAGACATGGGCGCTGGTGACCTGGCGAAGAGTCTGCGTGCCCTGGGCGTTCCCACTGTGATGGTGGGCGTTCGTGCAGAGCAAGGCTCTGAGCTGGCAACGTACGCCGCAGCTAACGAATTCGGCACGGAAGACGGTCACGTGCCCGAGCGCTCATTCCTGCGGAGCACCGCAGACGAGGGCGCACCAAAGTACGCAGCGATGCTTGAGAAGGCGGTTGATGCGGTGATTAAGGGCGAGAGCCCAGACGCGGCCCTGAACCGCCTGGGTGTGGTTGCAGTGGCTGACGTTCAGCGCAAGATCCGGACACTGAAAGACCCACCGAACGCACCCTCTACGATCAAGAAGAAGGGCAGCAAGAATCCCCTCATCGACACTGGAAGACTGCGGCAGTCCATCGACTATGAGGTGGTGCGATGAGTCTTCTTGGAGCCAAAGAGTACACTCGTCGACGCTTTGCCGTGGGGTCCTATGTGTTGGGCCGCTACGTCGATGGTGCGTCCATCGACTCCACAGTGGTCGCCTCCGTGCAGCCAATGAAAGGCCGCGACCGGGAGTCCCTTGAGGAGGGCCAGCGGCACCAGGATGGCCGCAAGCTGTACCTCGAGGCTGAGGACGCGTTGCGCGTGGTCGATCAGCACCTGGGCACGGCTGCAGACCATGTGCAGATCAAGGGCCTCTGGTACGAGGTCGTGCATGTGGACGACAGCCACCCCCTCATCGAGCACACCCGAGCGCTCGTGCTGCGGGTGCAAGAGTGATCAGCACCCGCCGCGACATCGAGACTGTGCTCTACACGTGGCTAACCGCCGCTGGCGTGACCACAGTCATTGCTGCCGACCAAGACCAGGCCCGCCCTGCCTTGCCCTACGTCACCTACAAAGTGACCCTCCACGGCGTGCCAAGCGGCGGCGCTGGTGTCTTCTTCCTCGACTCCGACATGGTGGCTGTCGACGGCGAACATCGCGGCACTGTGAGCCTCAACGCCTACGGCGAGGTGGCCATCAATGAGCTCGGCGAGGCCATGATCCGCCTCGCTGGCCCGCTGGCGTCCGAGTACCTCTTCGCGGCTGGGTTGTCGGTCGAGCTAAATGGCGGCTTGACGGACGTGTCTCGCTTCATCGACACGGCGACCGAGCCCCGATGCCTACAAGAGCTCGACATCTCCTACCGACGCCGCACCACTGCAGAGGCGTTCGTGCCCGCGGAATCTGTGGAGGTTGACCAGGAGGTCGGCGTCCAGTCCACACCCTACGACGAGAGCATCGCATGAGCGCAGACCACGCCAGCCGATCCATCACAATAGAAATCTTCCTTCAGGCGCAGCCCACTCCAGCAGTGAGCTTCAGTGACATCCTACTTTTGGTGGACGTCGACACGGACGACCTGGGCGCCCGCATCCTCACGATCAACAATCCCACCGAGGCTGCAGCCGCTGTGGTGGCTGGCAAGATCACGACTGGTACCAAGAACATCCTCACGACGATGTTCAGCCAGGCGCCACGCCTCAAGCGCGTGAAGCTTGGACAGGTCGACACCGCGGCATCGGAGACCTGGGCCACGGGCTACGCCGCCTGCGTGGCCGCTGACCCCGCCGTGTACGGCGTGTGCATGCTGTCCCGAACAGCGTCTGACATCGCTCCGCTCAGCAACGCGATCGAAGCAGAAGGACTTCGGCGCCTATTTGTGCAGAGCAGCCTCGCAGACTGGCTGACGGCAAGCCAGCCCGCATCGTTCGCGGCCATCACCACCAACGAGCGCACGACCGTGCTCTACAACTCGGTAGATGGCGCTGGGCACGCAGAGGGCTACGCTGCGGCCTACCTGGCATGGAACCCTGATGAACGCAGCGCCCCAGCGGCGCTGACCGTCAAGGGTGTGACCCCTCCCGCCCTAACGGAAACGCAGCGCAACTTTGTTGTTGGCAACAACTGCAACGTGGGCCTCGCGTACGGCTCCTCGACGTTCTTCGTCATGGACGGCGTGACCCTCACGGGGCGGCCCGTCTACGAGCTGACTACCGCGGACTGGCTCCGATCTCGCGCCCGCGAGGCGCTGGCGGACGTGAAGGTGCAGCGCTCAGCGCTCGGCTTAAAGGTGCCAGTCAACCCGGTTGGCCAAGAGCTTTGCTTGGCGCCCTTGCGGCGACTTGGTGCTCAAGGTCTGCAGGTCGGTCACTTCGATGACTACTCCGCCGATGGTGAGGAGATCACCATTGCCGACACTGCAGCCAAAAGGCTTCGGATGACGGTTCGCGCCCAGACGCAGACCGACGCCATCTTCTTCGACCTCGACGTCTACTTGAGCCGCGACCCGATCGCAGCGGAGGCCTGATCCCATGCGAAACCACTCTCTTGCCGGCTGCCATCTGATCCTCGGCGCAATCGAGGTCAAAGAGTTCGGCGAGTCCGACGCCATCGACATCCAGCCCAACAGCGACATGGTGACTATGTCTGTGTCGGCAGATGGCGTGCCCACGTTCGACTCGAGCAACGACGACAACTTCATCGCCGAGATCGTCATCAAGCAGAACAGCTTCGCTTACTCGATCATCGCCAAGTACATCACGGCCCAGAAGCTGGCGCTCAAGACAGTCGGCCGCGTGCCTCCGCTCGTCTTCAGCTACACCAACTTGGCGACAGGCGACCTCTGCTACTGCGTGGCCGGGGTGTTCCTCACCGACCTGCCCATGATGGCGAAGAAGACGAGTGGTGAGATCACCGTTCGGATCGGCCTGCCCTCGCCGACGTTCGACCGCGGCACGGCGATCGTTCCCGTCGGGGTGGTCTGATGGATTCGGCCCACGACGCGACGTTCAGCCTCTCCGACGCCAAGGGCGCTGCGCACCTATACGAGGTGTCCTTCCACTCTGGCGGCGAGGGATTCGCGCTGTCCTGCGAGCTGACCAAGTTGGGGCTTCCTGCTTTGGCTGGCTTGATGGGCGGCAACGGCGAGACCATCGACGCGCTCCAGGTGGTCGCTGCGCTGGACAAGATCGACTTGCCCAAGCTGGCAGCCCGGATCTTGCTCCACACCACGCGAGACGGCCAGCCCCTGGGCTCTCCGGTGGTCTTCGGCGATGCCTACAAAGGCAACTACACCGAGTGCTGGATGGCCCTCAAAGAGGTCGTGCTGCACAACGCTTTTTTGCCGCTGCCCATTACCTCCTTGGAGGAAGCAAAGAAGATGGCGGAGAAGGTGTGAGCGAAGCAGCCGCCATGCCCATGTGGCGGGCGGCAAAGCGGATGCACAACCCGCACCTGTACCGCGTGGCGGTGGCCTACAAGGTCAGCCCCACCGAGGTGCGCCGACACTGGGCATTCCGCGACATCTACGACACCTGGATCGACCTAGACGCGCGACAGGCATCCGATGCAATCCAGCGTCGAGAGCAAGAGAGGAAGGCGAAACATGGCTAGCGAAAAGGTCATCCGCAAGCTCTTGGTCGCCTTCGGTGTGAAGGACGTCGACAAGACGCTGGCCGGCCTCGAGAAGGTGCAAAAGCAGACGAACGAAGTGAAGAAGTCCTTTGAAGGCGCTGTGAAGCTAGGTGCGAAGTTCGTAGCTGGCCTCACGGCTGGCACCGCTGCGCTCACCGCGCAGGCCCTCGCCACAGGTCGGGACGCCGAGTCCATCGAGCGCCGAAGCCGCGCCCTCGCCGTGACGCAGCGCCAATACCAGCGCATGGTGGCGACCTTCGAGGCCTTCGGCGCAGATGGCGGTGATGTAGCTGACGTGCTGGGCACCCTGGCCGACCGGGCCGAGGATGCGAAGGGCGGCATGCAGTCGTTCATCGACGACTTCGGGCTCGTCGGGGTCAAGGTTGACGAACTCCGGGGGAAGAAGCCCGCAGAGCTGCTCGACCTGTTCGCGGACAAGATCGCCGCCGCGACCGACCCGAACAAGGCGCTCACCGCCGCGGTCCGCATCTTGGGCGACGACGTAGGCAACAAGCTGCTGCCCATGCTCCAGCTCGGGTCTGCGGGCATGGAGCGCATGGGGGACGAAGCTGAGCGCATGGGTGTCGTCATGAGTGACGACGCCGTGGCCGCGAGCTCGTCGTTGAGCCGCAGCTGGCGTCAGCTGATGCAGATGGGCCAAGGGCTCCGCAACACGCTCGGGGTGGCGCTCGCTCCGGTTGTGCAGGACGTCGTGAATGGCATTCGGGACTGGGGCATGGCCAACGCAGAGCTGATGCGCTCGGGCATGCAGTCGTGGGTAGAGCGGCTCAAGGGCCCTGTGGATGCGTTGCGTGAGGCCTTCGAGAGGCTCGACCTGCTGATCAGGCGCACGAGTGGATATGAGGGCCTCTACGAGGGGCTGTTGGGTGGTGGGGCTGCCGTCGCGGTGGTCCTGGCCCTGGGCAAGATCATCCCACTAGTGATGTCGCTGCGGAACCTCTGGGTTGCAAGCTCCATAGCGGCCGCGGCGGCTGGCGTATCCCTTGGCTGGGTGGCCGTTGCGGTGGCTGCGGTGGCTGCCACCTTCGGGTTTTGGTTCTTCGTCTTGCAGGACATCTACACCGCGCTGCAGGGCGGCGACTCCCTGCTTGGTCGCTTCATCGATCGCTTCAAGGAGCAGGATTCGGTGATGGGCTCGCTGGCTCGCCAGTTCGAGAACGGGTTGCGCGTGTTTCGCGCGCTCTTCAAGCTCGCTGGAGTGGTCGGGCCTGCTGCGCTCCAGGGCCTGAGGGACGCCTTCGTCGGCGCCGGGTCGGTCCTATACGACATCATCGACGACAGCAAAACACTCCTGGGGATCTGGAAGGGCATCAAGGGCGCCGTCGAGGCCGTTGGCAACCTCGGCTACAAGGTCTTGCGTGGCGCCCTTGGCCTTGGCGAGTATGTGAGTGGTGGGCTGGCAGGCGGTCTCGAAGGCCTTAGCGAGGCGCCCGTCAGCTCTACGTCTGTGCGCCTGTCTCCCCCGGACTTGGCAGCCGATCGCCTGTCAGCTGGTGGCGGTGGCTCCACGGTGAACAACAGCAGCACAAGCAGTCAGGTCACGAACGTCAACGCCACAGGCATGCGAGCTCAAGAGCTTGAGGCCTACGTTGCAAGCCAGAACCGCCAAGCTGCAGCGCCTGCTCGTGGCGGTGTCCGATGAGCGCCCTACTCACCCGCGACGATGGCCTTGTGTTGAAGATCGACGGCTATCAGGAGATCCGCTACGATTCCCGGATCCGCGTGACATCCCATCCTGTGGAGGTGGGGTCGCCCGTCTCCGACCACGCGCAAGAGGAGCCCCTGCGCTTCACCATCGTGGGCGCCCTGTTCACTCCGGTGCAGCTGACGGTGCCGCGCCCTCAAGCGGTCGAGGAGGCGCGCGCGTTCTTGTCGACCGCCGTAGGCAGGCTGATCGCAGTCGACACAGTGCGAGACGGGACGATCCTGAACTGCTTGCTGACGGGCTACCCCACAAGCCAGACAGTCATGATGGGGCGCCGATACGACCTGTCCTTCGATCAGATCGCATTCGCGACACCAGTGGCCGTAGTGATCCCGGCTCGGGTGCCATCCGCCAAGGCTGGCTCCGGGATGCCGGACGAGGCCGACGCGGGCACGCAGGCGCCCACGGTGCCCACCACCACTGGCAAGACGTCTGCGGCAGCGGCGATCGGCGACTTCTTCTTTGGCGCAGCTGAGGAGGCCACCTGATGGCGGTGCGCCTTCCCATTCTGGACCTGCCAAGTCACCGCTATCGGATGACATTGGACAATGTTGAGGTGGTGATTCGCCTGCGGTACAACGACCGCCAGGCGGCGTGGTACCTCGACATGTACGACGCGGACGAGGTTACGATCGTGTTTGGCCGTCGGCTGTCGGTGGGCTGGTTTCCACTGCATGGCCATGGGATCGACCGTCGCCCTGCTGGCGAGTTCTACGTGGCCCACGGTCCAGAGCTCATCTACGTGCCAGTGTCCGAGCTGCCCGCCCTCATCGCGTCGACGCTGCGCGTGGTGGAGGCGTCATGATTCCCGGACTCGTTGGCCGGAAGGTAGCGCTTGAACTCGGGGTGGCTGGCTCTGTAGGGCAGCGTTTCGAGACGTTGCGATTGAACTTTCGAGTGAAGCACTCGGCAAGCGCGACACCCAATGAGGCGGTGGTGCAGCTGTACAACCCCTCGCCGACCACCATTGCGCTGGCCCAGATCCCCAAGGCCTCGATCCGAGTGTTGGCTGGGTATGAGTCGACAGCGGCCAGGCAGGTCTTCGCGGGGGACATCGTCAAGGATGGGGTGAGGGTTTCTCGCTCTGGCGGTGACCGGATCCTGGAGATCCACGCCGCGGATGGTGGCGCTGGGATGCAGCGGCTGGTGTCCATCTCGGTGGTGACCGGCACCTCGTACGAGGTCGTGATCGGCCAGGTCTTGGCGCAGACGCTGTGGGCTCGAGGAGTGATCACCATCCCGACAGCTCAGACGCTACCGCAGGGCATCACCTATGTAGGCACAGCGCGAGGCCTCCTTGATCAGCTCGTGGGCGCGATCCAAGCTCAGTGGTTCGTGCGAGACGGCTCTCTGTGCATGACCCCTCGAGGCGCGGCATTGCCAGAGGTCGCCCCTAAGTTCTCGGCGCTGACTGGCAACTTGATCGGAGCGCCCACCCAGACAGACAAAGGGGTGCAGATCACCGCACTGCTGGACGCTGGCATGCGCCCCGGGCGGAGATTCGTCCTCGAGAGCGAGAGCTTCAGTGGGATCTACGTGGCTGGCGATGTGGAGTTCGTGGGCGACTCAGGCTGGGACCGAGAGTTCTACGTACAGATCTTGGGCAAGCCGGAGGGACGCGCATGAGTGACACCCCCCGAACTGGCGACGTACACGCGCTGTGGCAAGCGGACACCCTCGGCAAGATCCGTGTGGGCGGGCCTGCGGTTGTGGTGTCCTACAACCCGACCACCCTCCGCGCGGTGGTGCAGATGGCGTCGCCGTTGCTTCGCGACGACCCGGACGTCGACGCGCTTGTGCCGGTGCCAGTGCCGCCCCTCGATCTACCTGTGTGCTTTCCCGGCGGCGGCGCGTACTCGATCACCTGGCCATTGGTCGCAGGGACGGCGGGCTTCGTGATCTTCGCCGACCGCGAGACGGACGCCTTCCGCGCGAGCCGCGCAGTGGGCGCGCCGCCGACGTCCGCAAGACGCTTCGACCTGGTCGACGGGCATTTCATTCCGTGCACGGTGGGCGCCGGGCCCCCCAACGCAAACGTCGCAGCTGCTGCAGCGTTCGCCGGCATCGTGATCCGCGGCCCGTCTGTGATGCTTGGCGGGATCGCCGCGGTGCCACTGGCTACAGCTCCGCTGGTGACGTCAGAGATCGAGCGCTTGTACGCCTTGCTGCTGACGGTGGCCGCCGCTGTGCCCGTGATCTTGCCGCCTACTTTTGGCGCAAACGTGGCCGCCACCAAAGCGAAGGGGGAGTGATGCCCATCGACCTGCGCACCATCAACGGCGACATCGCCTTCCCTCTTCGCCGCGTCACTGGCGATAACCTCGTGGTGCAGCGCATCGAGCGCCGATTGAGGACACACCTCGGCGAGTGGTTCCTCGACCAATCCAAGGGGCTGGACTTCCTCGGCTGGATCAGCCAGCGTCCTCCGCCACTCGCTACGATCAGCGGGCGCACGCGTGTCGCCGTAGAGACATGCCCTGGAGTACTTCGGGTTGTCTCCTGGGATGCCACTCACGACGCGGCGTCACGCACTGTGGAGGTGACTGGGCATGTGCTGCTCAGCTCTGGCGCAGAGCTGGGCCTCACCGTGGCCACGGGCGTCGGAAACGCGGCGAACACAGCCCCTTGGCTCTTCACCATCCAGAGGTTCACCTAGCATGCCCATCACAGCAAACGGATACGAGGCGCTCCGCTCGAACGACTGGCTCACCCTGATCCGCGCCGATGTTGAGGCGTTTGTCGCGGCAGAGTACGGCGACACGGTGGACTGGTCCGAGGACGTGATCTTGTCCGAGATCGTGGCCATCCAGGCGAATCGACTGGGCGCGCTGTCCGAGCTCACGCAGGCCATCTTGGATGCTGGCGACCCGAACAACGCCGCCGGGACGCAGCTCGACAGCTTGGTTGCGATGCTCGGCCTGTCCCGCATCGGAGCGACGTCGTCTGTGGCCAAGGTGCAACTCACGGGCACGTCTGGGACCATCGTGGCTGCTGGCAAGCAGGTCTACGGCGTCGGGAAGTTGTGGACCCTGCAGGCCAGCGTGACCATCCCAGGGCAGGGCTCGGTAGCGTGCGTGGAGAAGGGGCCCGTAGAGGCCGACGCAGGCGAGATCGACACCATCGCCTCTCCCGTCATTGGCTGGGATGGCGTGACGAGCTTGGCGGCGGCGCCCGGTCGCGAGACTGAGCGCGATGAAGATCTCAGGCTGCGTCGAGAGACACGCTTGCGCGGCGCGTCTGGCCATAGCCTCGAGGCCGTTCGCACAGCACTGCTCGCGCTCAGCTTCGTAGAGTCAGCACTGGTGCTCGACAACCCTGACAGCTCGCCACGGACCGTGCTTGGGATCGCGATGCCTGGCTCGTCGATGCTGGCGGTGGTCTACCCAGACCCGTCGACAACCGAGCGCAAAGAGCAAGTGTGGGCGGCAATGTACCAGTTCGCGCCCTTCGGCATCGAGATGATCGGAGACGAGACTGGCGTGGTGGTCGCGCCTGACGGCAGGCCCAAGGACGTTGCCTACAGCGTCGCCACCGAAGTGACGGTGCCCGTGGTCTTCACGATCACCCTGGCGCCGGGCTACGCCTTGTCCGAGGTCGAAGCGAGCCTGATCCGGGCCGTTGATTCCCTCTTGGCGGGCCTGAAGCCTGGCCAGTCCGTCAGCACCATTGCTCTGTACGGAGTGGCGGACGATGTGGCCGGGGTAGCGTCGGCGGTGATCACCATTGATGGCGCCGCGTTCTACGAGCCAGCTGCGACGGAGGTGGTGCGCGCAACCACGACTGCGGTGCCCGCATGAGTACCATCGTCAATGAGGTCGACGTCGTTGGCATCGCACACGACTTGCTGCTCTCCCAGGACAAGAGGCGAGCGGGGGTCGCGGGCCTGGTGTCGGCACTCATGGTGTCGTTCCAGCGACTGGAGACCGACCTGTTCGACCTGTACATCAGCCGACACCTTGACCATGCTCAAAACGCCATGCTCGACCGGATCGGGGCATGGGTGGACGAGCCTCGGGGCTCGCTTTTCGACGATAACTACCGGCGTTTCATCAAGATCAAGCTCTTCGCCATCTCGGCGGACTGCAATGTTGAGGACGTGCTGCGTGTGGCGGTTGACACCTCCGCGCCGTCCGACGTCACGCACTGGACCATGTTCCCCGCGGGGGGGCAGATCCAGTTCGAGCGGGTCGTGGAGATGACGCCTGCCGAGCGCGCTCGTGTGGCTCGCTTCATCGAACTCGTTCGCCCTGCTGGGGTGGCGCTGCTCAAGACAGAATCGATGGCCGACTCGTTCGGCTTCTTGGAAGACCCTACCGCTCTCGGCTTCGATGCCGGAGTTTTTGCAGAGGTGTTTTGATGGGCAAGTATGATTTCACGCCGTTGAAGGACGCGCGGTGGGCGCAGGACTCCTCGGGCGTCGAGACCGTCGGAGCCGTCGCCGACCCAGGCGGGAGCAAGCAGGACAACGGCTGGAACGGCGGGAACGAGAAGCCAGCCCGCCAGACGTTCAACTGGTGGATGAACCATGTAGGCAACTGGCTGGGCTACCTCAACAAGATCCAGTCCCGGTTCTTCAACCGCGACTGCATCCTACGAGACGGCAACGCCAACGCCGGCCTGGTCACCATCACGCGGGTCGACGCCGATGACTGGACAGTTGCCGCGCTGGCCTGCATCGCGTGGATCGACGGCACATCCTACGAACTGGCAGCGCTGGTTGGTGGCTCGGTAGACCCCACGCATGGCGGTGCTGCGACCCTCGACACCTGGTACATCGTCGTCGCCACCACTGCAGGAATCGTGATCCGCGAGGGTGTGGAGGGCGGTAGCCGGCCAACCTTGTCCGCGGGCGATGTGGATCTCGCTGAGTTCTTGCTCGGGCCGGCGACGCCATCCAATGTCGCCACCGACCTTAGGGACCGTGGCAGCCTCGTGGCAGGCCGGCTCAGCGCCGATAACCTACTACGGGCTGGGAAGCTGGGCAGCGATTGGGCGCTGGAGGCTACCCCGCACGTGCTGACGGTGGATGTGACTGGCGACGTGTCGATCAATGCGGGCGGGTCGCTGGCCCTCACGGGTGACATTGAGATGGACGGGTCGATCTCGGTGGCAAATGCGGGGACGCGGTGGGCATCGGTGGCGGGCACCGCCTTCGTGCGTGAGGGTTCCATCAGTCTCCCGACCACGAGTGGCGTCAAGTCAGCAGGAACTGACCTGTCCTTGTACGCCAACCTCGCTGTCCCGCATGGCGCGGCCCTCTCCGAGCTGCGGTTCACGGGTGAGGGTTTCGGCGCTGGGTCAACCATCACGATGCAGGTGGTGCGGCACACGTTGGCAACATCGGGCTTCACTGTGCTCGCCACAAATACAATCACGCCCGGCGCCGCTGACTTCGAGGGAGTGCAAGCCTTCAGCCACACCGTCGACCTCGACACCTACACCTACTCGCTGCGGGCAGACATCCCCACGCAAGCTGACGGCATCCACTTCACTGGCGCACGAGTCAAGCACACCATCGCCTCACTCTGAGTCGTTGGCTACGACGATCTCGAACTCGGTGTACTCGTGGTATTGCGAGCACCGCAGGAAGGGACGCCCATCTCTGACCTCGATGTCAGAGATGCGTAGGCGCCAAGTGGGGTCGTAGTCGTTCCCTGAAGCCCACATCACGACGGGCGCGACGGATCCATCCTCTAGCGTCACGTTGAACTCGTGTGTCTCGTCGTTCTCCCCCGTGCACGTGTAAGTCAACCGAGTGGCACCCTCGTCGTACTTCGACCCCACGGGCTCCGACTCCCCGCACCCAACCGCAACCACCGCCAAGACCAACCACCGCATCACGACCTCCAGCCCAGAGCCTAGCGCACCCAAGCCGTAGCTGTGCCGCCCAACGCGCTACCAGAATCGCGCCTATCCGTAGCATCGTGCTATGATTCATAGCATGAGCGACTATCTTGTAGCCACAGAAGTTACCGCGCTTGCTGGCGGCCGTTCTCCTGCTTGGAAGGCCGGAAAGCTGACCACGATAATCGACGAGCCGCCCGTTCTGGCGAACGCCGGCTTCCAGTGCGACGCCGCCATGCTCGCCTTCGTACGTGTTTCGCCACAAGAGGTACCAAATTCTCGCGCGGCGTACATCTCCGTGCCGGTCTACGACGCGGGGACGACCTACCGGATCTACGTCAACGGCTCTGAGGCAGAGGTCGCGGCGGGTGAAGGTAGCGCTGATGCGGTAGTCGACGCCTTCAAGGTGCTCATCGACGCATCTCTAGTGGCCCTTGGCCTGGCCAGCTCTGACATCGTAGAGACCGCCGACAGCTTCGGGCGCGTCCACACCTACGCTCTCCGGATCCGTGGACTGCGGACCATCAAGGCAAGCGTCAGCGGTGGCACAGGCACCATTGCTGCTGTGGCAGACGCCACGAGCTGCTACGTCCAACTGTACGCCCTCCCCAACGCTCGGGCAGGCTCTACGGCCCCCACGCAATGGGATGCCCTAGGAGAGCCCTACGCGGTGCTCGCTCGTGGCGACACTCGCCGAATCACGGTCGCCGGGTACTCCCGGGTGGCCGCGCACGTCCTCGCTGGCGGCCACGCTGACGACGGCCTGAACAATCTCACCGTCTCTGGCTTCCTTAGCTTCGGGCCGGCACTTTCAGAGGACATCTAGCATGAGCTACAGCGTCAGCGCTCCGATCGCTATGGATGGCGGCATGCTTGCCTTCACCGTCACCGAGGACTCTCCCGGCGCGTCCGACGAGTGGGTGATCCCGCTTGTCGGCATGATGACCTTTGGGCACGTCGTGCATGTCGAGGCATCCATCACCGGCGGCACCGGCACGATCCAGACCCTCCTTGGGACGGTCGCAGACGTGGCCGCTGACGGGCCGGGCTACATCAACGAGGCTGATGCTGCAGTCGACGAAGACGGCGCGATCCGCATGGGTGAATACCGAAACTTCTACGCTCGCGAAGACGCGATCTACGGCAAGAGCCAACAGACGGGCGACCCCACGAAAGTGCAAACTGTGATCTTCATCAAGCATGGCTCTGCAGCCTGATGGTAGCCGATGGCCGGCTCAACCCTCGCAGCGATCGCCGCATCCCACACGATGCGGATGGGCGGCGTGGCGACGGCGTCCCCGCCCTGGCCGTGCGCCACAACGGTGGCAAGGTCTTGTCTCTCGCAGGCGTCCCGCTGCCCCGTGATGTAGATGGGTATTACATCGACCCAGTCACATCGGACCGGGTGTTGGTTGACCCTCGGTTCATCGTCGGTGACGAAGTGGGATACCCACTCATACACAACAGCCGTATCCGCCCCACAGACACGGACTATCCCGTAGCGGCTATATCGAGCACCCCCTCCAATGGGAGGCTCGTCGGCT